ATCGTAAGTTGTATAAATAAATGAAAGGCGAGTAAGATGACTGAAGTAAGTGATTTAATTAATGCATTAGATGGTAATAGCAAAAATGACGCGAATAACGCATTTGCTGCACTAATGCAAAATAAAATTAATACCGCAATGGATGATCGTAAGATTTCTATCGCACAAGGAATGACTGGTACTGCACCAGAATTAGAGGAAGTAGAACTCGATGATGAAGTTTCAGGAATTCAGGACGAAGCCTAATACTGTATCTGAGGCTACTAAGTCTTTTAAAGTCGGTAAAGGTAAGTTCAAAGCGGAAATTAAAAAGAAAGGATCTAAGTTTGTTGCATCGATTGATGGTCAAGATTTAGATACTTTTAAAACTGAAAAAGACGCTGAAAAGGCAATTAAAGATTTCACAAAATTAATGGGCAAATAACATGAAGTTAATGACAGAACATCTCGATACAAAACTCGAGTATATGACTGAAGCTAACGATAACGGCGAGAAAACCGCTGTCATCGAAGGTATCTTTATGCAAGCTGAAGGTAAGAACCGCAATGGCAGGATCTACCCGAAAGCAGTCCTAGAAAAAGCAGTGGCAAAATACACTGCTGAACAAGTTTCCAAAGGTAGAGCTGTAGGTGAATTGAATCACCCAGAAGGCCCTACTGTTAATTTGGATAAAGTATCTCATCGCATTACCGAACTTAATTGGGATGGTAATAATGTGATGGGTAAAGCACTAATATTGAATACTCCAATGGGTCAGATTGTAAAGGGTCTGATGGAAGGTGGTGTTCAGCTTGGTGTTTCAAGTCGTGGTATGGGTAGTCTTGTGCAACGTAATGGTGTTAACATGGTAGGTAACGATTTTATCTTATCTACAGTTGATATCGTACAAGATCCATCTGCTCCTGAGGCCTTTGTAAATGGCATCATGGAAGGAGTAGATTGGGTTTGGGATAATGGTATCCTAAAAGCACAAGAAATTGAACAGTTCGAGACTGAGATCAAAGAAGCAAAATCAGCTGACATGAGTAATGTACAGATGAAAGTCTTCAAAGATTTCCTCTCAAAACTTTAACTCAATAGGAGTATTGAATGTCTGATATCGAACAGAAAATCGAAGTCGAAGACGTTGTTGAACAACTCCAAGATGAGACCCTTGAGAACGTTGAAGTTTCTGATGGGAATCACCTGGACGAGGCAAAGGCTGCACCTGAAGTTGATGGGGCGAAAGCTGCTGAAGATGACGCTGCTGAAATTAAGAAATCAGCACCGGCACAAGCAACTGCACCAAAGACAAAAGCAGGTATGGTTAATGCCATGTATAACAAAATGTCTAAGATGAAAAAAGAAGAGCTAACAGCAGCATATATGAAGATGCATGCTGAAAGCGTAGAGACAGATGATGCAGAAGTTGTATCTGAATCTCACTTTGACGAAGATTTGGATGCATTGGTTGCTGATGAAGCAACTCTTTCTGAAGGATTCAAAGGTAAAGCTGCAATCATTTTTGAAGCTGCACTAAAATCTAAACTAGCAACAAACGTTGCACGCTTAGAAGAATCATATCAAGAAGAGTTGACTGAAGAAACAACTCGTATTCATTCTGAATTGGTCGAGAAAGTTGATGGCTACCTCAACTACGTCGTCGAAAACTGGATGGAAGAAAATAAACTTGCAGTAGAAAACGGTCTACGTACCGAAGTTGCTGAAAGCTTTATGACTGCCCTTCATGGTGTGTTCACTGAGCACTATGTTGATGTACCTGAAAGCAAAGTTGACCTAGTCGACGATCTTGCTACGAAGGTAGACAACCTTGAAGAAGCTGTTAACGTTTCCGAGCAGAAAAACATCGAATTGTCTAACGAAGTAAAAACTCTTACTCGTGATGCAATCGTACGTGAATCTGCAACTGGTTTGAGCGAAGCACAAGCTGAAAAGCTAAAGTCACTTGTTGAAGATGTTACTTATGAATCTGCTGATGCATTTACTGCAAAAGTTGAAACTATCAAAGAAACATATTTCAAAGAAGCGACACCTATCGTAAGCGAAGAAGTTGTATTAGATGAATCTACTGACGAAGTAGAAGTATCATCTCGTATGCAAAGCTACTTAGCTGCCCTTAAAACAACAAATATCTAATCTAACGGAGTAAACTAAAATGTTTAACGCAGATAAAAATCTAATGGAGAAGTGGGCGCCAGTAATGGAATCAGCTGAAGCTCCTGCATTTAAAGACAACCACCGCAAGTCTGTGACTGCTGTGATGTTGGAAAACACTGAAAAAGCCCTAGCTGAAGAGCGCGGACATCAGTCTTTCTCACTAACAGAAGCTGCACCTGCAAACGCAACTGGTGCTGGAATTGACAACTGGGATCCAATCTTGATCTCACTAGTACGTCGTTCTATGCCAAACCTAATGGCTTATGACATTGCTGGTGTACAGCCAATGACTGGTCCAACTGGCTTGATCTTCGCAATGAAATCACGCTATACATCACAAAGTGGAACTGAAGCATTATTCGCTGAAGCAAACACTGCATTCTCAGGTGCCGCATCTGGTGATACTGGTTCAGCTGACGCTGGCAATAACGATCCTTTCGCTGGTGACGATCCAGCTTCTGGTGGTTCAGCAGGTAACGACGCTGATACAGTTGCAGAATATGCTCCAGGTACTGGTATGTCTACAGCGACTGCTGAAGCACTTGGCGATTCAGGTTCAAACGCATTCCCAGAAATGGCATTCTCAATTGAAAAAGCAACAGTGACAGCTAAGTCACGTGCTTTGAAAGCGGAATACACAATGGAACTTGCACAAGACCTTAAAGCTGTGCACGGCCTAGACGCTGAAGCAGAATTAGCAAACATCTTGTCTGCAGAAATTCTTGCTGAAATCAACCGCGAAGTAATTCGTACAATCAACTTAAAAGCTAAATTAGGTGCAGCACAAGCTGATCTAACAACTGCTGGTACTTTTGACTTGGATACAGACGCTGACGGTCGTTGGTCTGTAGAGAAGTACAAAGGACTACTTGTACAAATTATGCGTGAAGCAAATGTTATCGCTAAAGAAACACGTCGCGGTAAAGGTAACTTCCTAATCTGTTCATCAGACGTAGCTGCTGCACTATCTGCATCAGGTATGCTTGATTATACACCAGCTCTTGCTGGTAACGCTGGCTTGAACATCGATGACGCAGGCAACACATTTGCAGGCACAATCAACGGTGGCATGAAAGTGTATATCGATCCATACGCTGCTGTTAACTATGTTAACATCGGTTACAAAGGTACAAACGCATACGACGCAGGCTTGTTCTACTGTCCATATGTACCATTGACAATGGTTCGTGCAGTTGGTGAGAATTCTTTCCAACCAAAAATCGGCTTCAAAACTCGTTACGGCATGGTTGCTAACCCATATGTGGGAACAGCAGGCGCAGTTGATAACACAGGTGTTGATCGCGAAAACCAATACTACCGTATCTTTAAGGTAGACAATATCTTAGGCGAAGGCTAAACCCTCCCTCCATAGCTATTAATAAGGGCGGCCGAAAGGCTGCCCTTTTTTTGTTATAAATAAAGGTATAAGGAGACTACTATGCCATATCAAGCAGACATTAATTTTCAAGAAACAGCAAGCGCTACGTTAGTAGATAATCTATCATTCCTCGCACCAGCAGGATTTAGACTTGTGATTGATTCACAGAAATATCCTAATGCACAATACATGGTTCAGTTAGTTACCTTACCAGATCTATCTGTATCTCCTGCTGTACTGAATACTCCAAAGAGAAACATTGGTTTAGCACCAGATAAGATTGAGTACAATCCATTTGATATAACATTTCTTGTTGACGAATCATTACTTAACTATAAAGAGATTCATGATTGGCTTCTTGGAATGGTTACTGAAGATGATTATGGTGTACGTAAGACTCGTGATATGACATTACAAGTATTGAATAGCCATAACAATATTGCACAAGAAATACAGTTTGTTGACGCGTATCCTATCAACCTAAGCTCGTTGCCATTTGATACCACTGCAACTGATATACAATATCTAACTGCTGCTGTGACTTTTCAGTACTCTTACTTTAAGTTTAAGCCAATTACCTACTAGTATAGATACTATTGATTAATATGAATAACGGTGAATAATATGATGAACATTGAAAAAATCTTGGAAATGTGGAAAGAAGACTCAAAGATTGATGAGCTTCGTTTAGATCAGGCATCTATAGATTCTGCTAAACTACATGCCAAGTACTTAGAACTTCTAACAACAACAAAACTCCAGCTAAAGCGAAAAGATATGGAATTCAAAGTCCTTCTTAAACAGAAGTGGCTATGGTATAATGGTAAGCTCACTAAAGATCAGATTGATGAA